CCCTCTAAATAATAGTTTTTGCTACCACCTGGTTCTGTTAATAATACGTCATAAAACAAAATACTTGGAGTAAAAGTAGCTGTTTGTGTATCTGTAAGAGAAATATCTACAATTCCATTAGTTCTATCTGTGTAAGCTACTGTCCAATCTGCATATTTTGTGGAACGTGATTCATCGTAAACCTGTGCAGCCACAGTGTATCCAGTTAAATTTATTGCCGATCCAGTTGAATCTTTAAATGTTAATTTTATAGGAAAGTCTGCTCTCCTATCAACGGTAAAGTTCTTTTTTCCTGGAATGATTGCCATTATACACTCACTTCGTATGCAGTAATTGAGCTTGAGCCTCCATGAATGTAAGCACTGTTGTCATTGTTATAAGGTCTATTTAAATAAAAATATCGGCTGTCGTAAGAATAAACTTGTATTTTATAAGTTACTGCACTTGTAGTTGCAGGGGAATCTAAAATCTGATAATTAGCGTTATGAAGCTTATAGTAATCGTTGTCATTATTTCCACAAGTTGCACCAAATGTACCAAGAAGTTGATTAGATAATGATACAGCAGTTGATGCACCGATGTGTGTTGAACCTCTATAAAGATTAATTAAACCATATAAATTTCCTTGCCCACCGTAACATAAATCTAATCTTATTAAAATTTTATTACTATTACTTGATGGGGTTATAGCAACGGTCATTCCAGTTACATCTGTAAATGAATTACTATTCATTGAAAAAGCGTCAGTTTTTAAAGTCTGCTTTACTTGAATTATTCCACCGTTTGAACCGCTTGGTAAACCCCCTGCTGGAACTATTGAATTGACTTTAAGTTGGCTCATAATTAACTAGGTTTTGGATAAGTGTCTTTTACTTCCTTAATCGCAGTGTACCACTCACCTGTTTGTGCGTCTGCACCAAACTTTCCAGCAGCTACATCACGAAACAGTTGATCTAACTGTTCTGAAATATTTGGATAGATTTTTGTACCATTAACTTTTCTGTCACTTTTATATTTTTCAGCAGCTAAATCTTTTGCTGCTTGGATTTCTTGCTCATCTCTCCAAGTTTCTTGTTCTGCCGTAAATGGAACTTTTACTCCATTAATAAGATAATGTCTTGCCATTAGCCTTTGAATCCATAAAGTGCATATTTGTACCTGTCAAATCCACCAGATTCGCTAGAGCCTGTTCCCATATAAATCTTGAAACCTGTGTGATTTACAGTACTACTATTATTATACGCACATCTACCACTCGATCCTCTATAGTTTGTTGATTCGTTGAACATAGCTGTTGACCAATGTGCAAAAGTACCGCCAGCACCAGTATTAAAGTCATCTCCTGATCTATTAAATGTTATATCCATAACACCATTAACGCCTTCACTGGCATCTGTTCCTCCAACTGTATGATTTATCCCAGCGTATGAATAATCTATTCGGCAAATTTGGGAACCAAGATCAGTGTTGTAAGAGTAATGATAATCAAAATTATAATTTGAAGTTGTATCGTCTGCCCCACTTGACCCGCCTGTTCTGAATCTTAAATTAAAGTAATATCCATCAACAGCATTATCAGGCAATAAAGCAAAAACAAGTTTGAATGATCTATAAGTAGAAACTGCTAAATCATCAAAAATTAAGGCAGCACCTAAATCAGTACCAGTGGCAGCTTGTAATTTAACAACGTCAGTATTCGCTCGAAAAGCACTTCCGTCTACGTTGGTAATAGCATTAACTTTTAATGTACTCATGGCTTGGGATTAGCGTCTTTAACAGCTTTGATGTGAGTTGCCCATGTGCCAGATGTTGTGACAGTTCCAGCTACTATATCCTTGTACAACATATCTAGCTGATCGCCTATAGAGGCATAGGTAGTCGAACCATTAGTAGTTCTATCTGTTTGATATTTTATTGCCGCAGCTTCAGCATCTAAAGTAGCTCTCGCACTATCAATCTTGCTTTGGTCAAGACCTACAGAGTCTCCATTTGCGTCAAAAGCACCAGCCGAATCATCAATAGAAACTACTGTTCCAGCGTATGCTTTATAAATTGCTTCGTGATCTAAACCCATAGTTAGTTTTTAATTAAATTATACACGGAAGTAATCATGCTGACACCTCCATTAATGTCATTGTGCTTATTGCTCTACCCCTATAGTTGTAATTATTATCACTGTCTGCGGCTGCTCTATTTAGATAAACTGGATAACTTGTACCACTTTCGCCAGCAAATTGAACTTTATAAGTTGTGGCACTTGTAGTTGCAGGGCTATCTAAGAAAGTAAAATGATAACTACCACAATGGTTTGTATTATAAATAGAACTTCCGTACATTCTAAAACCACATCTAGGTCTATTTCCATCCGCGTCACCTACAGCAATATCTGTGCTTCCTCTTAGGACTTTTCCAAGAATACTCCCTGCTTCTTGATGTGCAGCACCTACTCCAACCAATATCATTATCTTGCTACTGCTATTGGTCGGTGTAATAGTACAGTTAAAGCCAGATACATCTGTAAAAGCGTAAGCAGCAGCGTTATATGATTTTACATCAGTTATAACTGTTTGTTGTATTTGAACTATTCCACCACCACCGCCTGTTGGTACACCTGCAACTGGAATTATGCTGTTGACTTTTAATGTGCTCATAATTTAAACGACTGTCCAGGTTTCACCAGCACCAACTGTAACTGTTACCCCTGATTGTATAGTAATCGGACCAAAGCTGCCAGCATTTTGT